TTTGATAAAAGAAAATATTCAACTCAAAAATGAGATTACTGCTCGTCTTTGTGCTGAAGCATTTATGGAAGAAGCAGCAGGACTTGCTGACACTCAAATTGAAAAACTTGCCAAACTTTCAGAAGGAATTGAATTTACAAATGTAAATCATTACCGTGAAAAAGTTTCATTGCTGAAAGAATCGTATTTTGGTCAAAGAATGTCTTCATCACCAGAAACCACTTACTATACACCACAATCAGCAGGACAAATGTTGACTGAAGATTCATCCTATGTTTCTGCGGAAACATCAGATGCCGCAATGAATAATATTGTTAACGCCATCACAGCAATTAACAAGAATAGACCAGCAAGACCCGCACTTAAGTCATTAAGTGATTCACTAGTAAATACTCGTATCCAATCAATCATGAACCCAAATATGGGTATGTCCCCCAAGGACAATTTGTTCTAAAATTTTTAAAAAACTAAATACTAAAAAGGAAATAGGAGAGAAAAACATGTCAAATGAATTCAATCAAAGTACCGCAGCAGATCTTCTTGTTGAAAAATGGGCTCCAGTTTTGGACCACGAGTCACTACCAACAATCGGAGATTCCCACAAGCGTAGAGTAACGGCAATTCTTCTTGAAAACCAAATCAAGGCAATGTCTGAAGAAAGAGTAACAGGCAACACTAGTCTCTTTGAAAACTCAATGGGACCAGTCGGTATGGGTGGTAATTTTATCAATGGTCAAGTTGGCGCAGCAGGAAACTTTGCTGGATACGATCCAGTAATGATTTCACTCGTTCGTCGCGCAATGCCGAATGTTGTCGCCTACGATATTGCAGGCGTTCAACCGATGAGTGCTCCAACAGGACTCATCTTCGCAATGCGTGCTCGTTACGGCAATGATTCTGGTGCTTATACTGGTGGTACAGAAGCACTCTTTGACGAACCATGGGCTAAATTCTCTGGTATATGTGGTGCATCTGGTCCTGGTGGAGCTAACTATGCAGCTGTTCTCAGTGGTTCATCCGCTGGTGTTCTCAGTGGTGTTCTTGCAAGCGCAGGTGCTACATTTATCACCCGTGTTGATCCCTTCACTCAATTCCGTGGAATGTTGACCTCAACTGCTGAATCTCTTGGTTCTTCGACCACAGGATCTGATTTCCGTGAAATGGCATTCAGTATTGAGCGTGTCGCAGTACAAGCTCGTTCACGCGCTCTGAAAGCAGAATATACCACAGAACTTGCACAAGATCTTCGTGCAGTTCACGGTCTTGATGCCGAAGCAGAACTCGCTAATATTCTCTCAGTTGAAATCATGAATGAAATCAACCGCGAAATTCTCCGAGCAATGTATTTTGTTGCTAAGACGGGTTGCGTAAATGACGATCTTGCTGGTTACGGATCAGCTTCTTTACCACAAGGTGGCGTATACGATCTTGTTCAAGACTCTGACGGTCGTTGGTCAGCAGAACGCTATCGCGGTCTGATGTTCCAGATTGAACGCGAAGCAAATCAAATTGCTAAGGATACTCGTAGAGGTAAGGGCAACTTCATCGTATGCAGTGCAGATGTTGCATCCGCACTTGCAATGGGTGGATTCCTTAATCTCTCACCAGCACTCAATGTTGACATGCAAGTAGATGATACTGGTAATGTCTTCGCTGGTGTTCTTAACAATAAGTTTAAGGTATTCATTGATCCATTCGTTGCCAACAATGTCAACTTTGTCACTGTTGGATACAAGGGAACCTCACCATATGACGCAGGATTCTTCTACTGCCCATATGTTCCACTACAAATGGTCCGTGCTGTTGGTCAAGACACCTTCCAACCAAAGATCGGTTTCAAGACTCGTTATGGTCTTGTCGCCAATCCGTTCGCTCAAGGTCGCGATGCATTCACAGCAACACAACTTGGCAACGATGGTCTAGTTGCATCTACCAATGCTTACTTCCGCCTCTTCGCAGTCAAGAATCTCCACGGCAATACCGCCTGATAGAGATCAGTAAATAGTTAAGAAGACCCAGGGATGAAAGTCCCTGGGTTTTTCTTTTATAAATACTAGTATGCCAAACAACAGTCAGCAGATAATCCGAGATAATGTTCCAGCGAGCATTTTGAAAGATTTGCCTGGAGATATGTTATTTGAAAATAACTTTCAACCAACAACAAATAATACTCTAACAAATAATAAGTTTAGATTTGTTATGACTCGTTGCCCAACTATGACATATTTTTGTCAAAGAGCAAATGTGCCATCATTGAGTTTTGGAACAAGTATTCAATCAAATCCAACTGGTGTAACAATCAAAAGACCAGGAACCTCCTATGTCTATGAGGATCTACAAATAGGTTTTTCTGTTGATGAAAATATGAAAAATTGGTTAGAAATTCACAACTGGATAAAAGATCTTGGTGTATCGTACAATAGCGCAACTGAAGTTTTAAATGAACATCAAAAGGTAGCAAGCGCATATTTACTTGTATTGAATAGTGCGTATAGACCAATGATTTCTTTTACATTTAAAAATCTATATCCAACATTTCTAAGTGGTATTGATTTTGATTCATCAGCAGCAGATACCGACACAATCATAGCAACTGCAACATTTTCATACACTCACTATGAAGTGAATGTGTTCACTACAGACCCATAAATACCTTATACTTTACATTATGAACATTGACCAAATAAAAGCACAAGCGGAACTTGATACTGTAATTGATGTGAACCACCTAGACGAAGAGTCTACGAAGGTTCCTCAGATTCACAATAAATATCTTTGCATTCTTATGGATGAAAAACTCGTTCTTGAGAATTTTGAATCTAAACTCAAAGTACTCAAGCGTGATAAATGGTTATATTACTCTGGCAAATTGTCAGAAGAAGAACTAAAGAAGAAAGGTTGGGAACCATTTGGTCTTAACATTCTTAAGCAAGACCTTGATCGGTTCATTGACAGCGATTCTGAAGTCATTAACCTTTCTAATAAAGTATTTCTTCAAAAAGAAAAAGTAATATACATTGAAAGTGTCATCAAGATCATTTCAAACAAGATGTGGAATATTCGTTCAGCGATTGAATGGATTAAGTTTACCCAAGGCGTATGATTAAGATACATCAAGTAGATTCTGTGTATATTGAGATTGAGTGCGAGAAAAGTATCGCCAAGGAGTTATCCTCATTCTTTACCTTCAATGTGCCGAATTCGCAATACAATCCAGCATTTCGCAAGAAGCGTTGGGATGGCAAGATTCGCTTGTTCAGTATTCTTACAAACAAAATCTATGCTGGACTGCTTTCATATGTTCTAACATTTGCTTCTGATCGTGGTTATAAAGTAGAATATCAATCAAGTCTATCACCAGACACCACCTGTTTAGAACTGCCTACAGTCTATTCTGGAGGCAAGGTCATTCAACCGCACGACTACCAGATTGATGCGATCAAACACGCCCTTGCAAATCGTAGGACGCTCCTGATATCGCCAACAGGAAGTGGTAAGAGTTTGATCATCTATATGATTATGCTTGAACTTTTAAAGCGTACAAAGAAAAAGATTCTAATTGTTGTACCGACTACAGGACTTGTTACACAATTAAATTCAGACTTTCAAGATTATGCAAATACCAAGGCAATTGCCAAACATATTCATTTGATATATGGTGGTCAGGAAAAAACAACTGAATGTAGAGTTATAATATCCACATGGCAAAGTCTGTATACACAGGATGAAAAATACTTTGAACAATTTGATAGTATCATCGGCGATGAGTCTCATTTGTTTAAGGCAAAATCTCTAGTAAAGATCATGAGTAAATTGAAGACCTGTGAATATAGAATAGGAACCACAGGCACGCTTGATGGTACACAGGTACATCGTTTGGTTCTTGAAGGATTATTTGGTCCTGTACATCAAGTCACATCTACAAAAGAACTTATAGATAAAGAAGTACTAGCTCAGTTAAATATTGAATGTTTGATTCTTCGTTATCCTGACAAAGATATACAGGAGATTAAGCGTGCAAAATATCCTGATGAAATTGAATGGTTGGTTCTCAATGATAAACGAAATCAGTTTATTACAGATCTCGCAACTAGCATTCCTGGCAATGTGCTCGTTCTTTTTAATTTTGTTGAGAAGCATGGAATACCTTTATATCAGAAGATTTCAAAAGCAAGTAAGAAACAGTCGTATCTTATCTGTGGTAAAACCGAAATTGAACAAAGAGAAGAAATACGAAAGATTGTAGACAAAGGCAACAATAGCGTTCTTGTGGCATCCTATGGAACATGCAGCACAGGTATCAATATCAAGAACATTCATGCTATTGTATTTGCTTCGCCATCAAAATCAGTTGTTCGTGTTCTTCAATCAATTGGTCGTGGTCTTAGAAAGTCAGATACGAAGGAAAAGGCAACGGTATATGACATAGGAGACGATCTCAGTTGGGGCAAGTATAGAAATCATGCTCTCCGACATCTAGATGAGCGCACTACCATATATACTAATGAAGAGTTCACATTCAAAAAAACTAAAATTAAATTAAGTTAGGAACTACCAATGAATCTTAAAATCCTGAAACTTAGAAGCGGTGAAGAAATAATAGGTCAGATTCTTGAAGAAACTGAATCCTCAGTGAAAATCTTTCAACCTATGTTCTTTAATATAATTCAATCATTTAATGATGATGGTAATCCTTGTGATATCACCACAATTCATGATTGGTTGGTAAATACCGATGAGAAAAATGTTTCATTGCCAATGGATCATGTTGCATTTATCAGCGAACCAAATAAGAACACCAAAAAACTATATGAAATTGAAAGTGTCAAAGAATTTGAGAAAGATTCTTACAAGACCACTGTTGAAGAAACTGAAAAACCACCAGCATCTTCTATTAAAATGAATGAAAAAGATGCAGATGTGTTTGGTATGTTCTTGGAACAACTTATCAATCAATCTTTGGATTATACGCGACCTCCTACTTCTCATAGAGAAGGTCCAAAGAGAAAAAGAAAACCAAAGAAGGATTATCTTCCACCAGATATGTCAGATGAAAGCGAATTAGAGCGTCATATGATTATGATGCAACTCTACATTCCAGCTGAGGCAATTATGAATATGGTGACCAGTGGTCTTCTAGAACCAAAAGTTCTACTTGATATGGTAAAAGAAGTCAAGAAGCGTAATAAGTTCACTGGTGATGAGAAGGATCGTGGCGATTTCGGTACTAAGTTTTCCGATTGGAATCCCGATCCTAAGTCAGATGACTATAACTAATAGTTAGCTATTATAGGGATCCTTCTTTATTACCACACAGGAATTATACACGCAATGTACGATTCTTGTCAAGCCTTTATCATCAAGTTTACCAAAAATAGTATAAAACACTTGAAAGATTGGTTTTCTATGGTATACTTGCATTACGAACAGGATGACCATGATAAACGAAAATGAAGATCCAAAAATTATAGAACAAGAAGTAAAGACTCTGAAACATTACATAGATAATGTAAAGTTTTGCCAGTCAATGACCGAATGGAAAAAACTAGTGCATATTGCAGAGCAGTGTGGAGAAAAGCGTCCACCTGTTACTGACTATATTGCAGAATCTTTTCTTAAAATTGCAGAGCATCTCTCACATAGACCAAACTTTATCAATTATCAATTTAGAGATGATATGATTGGTGATGGTATTGAGAATTGTCTTCTATATGCTCATAATTTTGATCCTGCAAAATCATCAAATCCATTTTCATATTTTACTCAGATAATTTATTATGCTTTTCTTCGTCGCATAGAAAAAGAAAAGAAACAAGCATTTATAAAATATAAGTGCTTGCAATTGAACGATCTTGATGGTAAAGTGGTGAATTGGTTGAAGCAGGATGGAGAGGCAAGTTCTTATGGTGAATTTTTACAAAAACATTTTGCATTAACTGAAAATGATATTGAAAAATTAGAACCAAAAGATAAGAAGAAAAGGAAACAAAGGAAGCGTAAGTGAAACTAGCATTTATATGTGATACCCACTTTGGTGTCCGAAATGATTCGCCTTTCTTTTTGGATAATGCCCTATCGTTTTTTGAAAATCAATTCTTTCCATTTTTAAAAGACAACAATATTACTCAAGTTATTCATCTTGGTGACTTTTTTGACCGAAGGAAGTATGTCAATTTCAACACACTTTCTTTGGTCAGAAAACGATTTGTGGATAAGTTACAAGAGCATAATATCACTTTTCATATTACCATAGGAAATCATGATACTTATTTTCGCAACACAAATGAATTAAATTCTTTGCGTGAACTTTTGACTGATCGCTACGATAATATTAAACTTTACGAAAACCCAACTACAATTAATTTTGACGACTTCTGCTTTGGAATCGTTCCTTGGGTGACTAAGGATAACGAAGCAGAAGTCGTTGATTTCATTTCAAAATGTCCATGTAGAATGATTGGTGGACATTTTGAAATCAATGGATTCCAAGTAGTCATGGGTGTCAAGCATTCACATGGATTCACTACAGAAATCTTCAAACGATTTGATCGTGTTTTATCTGGACACTTTCATATCAAACAATCACAAGGAAATATTCATTATCTCGGGACTCAATATCAATTGAATTTCTCAGATGTATATTCTACGAAGGGGTTTCATGTTTATGACACAGAAACCGACGAGATGGATTTTATTGAGAATGTTGGTAATATATTTCATGTGTTTAACTATGACGATTCTAATCAAGATGAAGTCAAGCGTATCGTCAAATTTATAAATGAAACCAATCTAAAGAATGGGTTTATTCGTGTCACGGTAAGATCCAAGGCACGACAAGAGATCTTTGATAAATTTATTGATGCTCTTTGGGATAAAGGAATTCAAGATCTATCGGTAGTGGAAGATCAAATAGATCATAAAACATCTGGAGTTGAATTCAGTGAATCTGAGGATACAATGAGCATCATAGGTCGTGAGATTGATGCGATTGAACGCGATGTGGATAAAGGTAAACTTAAGACTTTGATTCGTGATCTTTATATGGAAAGTCTAAAGATATGATTAAATTTGAAAAAGTAAGATTCAAAAACTTTGGATCGTTTGGAAACAATATCACAGAAATCGTGCTGGATAAAAACAGCACAACTCTTATCTGTGGAAGCAATGGAAGTGGCAAGTCTTTTGCTTTTCTTGATTCCATCACATTTGCGTTGTTTGGCAAACCATTTCGTAAGATCAATATTCCTACACTTGTCAATTCAGTCAATGAAAAGGGGTGTTTAGTCGAGATTGATTTTAGTCGTGGATCCGACAAGTTTATGATTCGTCGTGGTATTAATCCGCGCGTCTTTGAGATCTATAGAAATGGTGAACTTATTGATCAGGATGCCAAGAGTCTTGATTATCAGGAACTTCTTGAGAATCAAATTCTTAAGATGAATTACAAGACATTCACGCAGGTCGTGATTCTTGGCAGTTCTTCATTTGTTCCTTTCATGCAATTGTCGGCAGCAGATCGTCGTTCTGTTATTGAAAATATTCTTGACATCAATATATTCAGCACAATGAATATTGTGCTCAGGGGTAAAATTCTTTCATTAAAAGAAATGATCAAAGAACTCAGCATGAAGATTGAAATTGAAAAGAACAAGATCAATGTTCAAAAGAGTTATATTGCTACTCTTGAAAAGAAGAACAACGAAGATGATGATGTAAAGAATCAACGAATTGCTGAACTAGAGACAAAGATTAAAACAATTCAATATGATTTAATATGCAAAAATCTTTCGGTTGAGAGTCTACAAGAAGATATTAATCATGCAAAGAAAACCTTAAAGGACAAAACCAACAGAATTCAGGATTGTCGCACACATATCGGCACACTGAAGACTTCAAAGGATCAGAAACAGAAGGAGATAAACTTCTTTAAGGAAAATTGTACCTGCCCAACTTGCACCCAACCTATTGATGATAAAGTCAAGAAGGAAAAGGTGTTGATGAATAATTATGAGATTTCTAATCTAGAAGATGATATGGTAACGACCAAAGACCATAGCAATTCTCTTCAATATGATATCACTAAATTTGAAAGTCACATTCAAGATACAACCAATCTCCTATATGAAGTAACTTCCTTCAACAAAGAAATTGAAGCATATAATAAAGAGATTGAACGGATTCGTAGCACTATGCATAAATCCGCGATTAAGGATGATCTTGTAGAGGAAAAGGAAAAACTCAAGATGTTTGAGGGTGGACTTGCTGCTTTAGACGAGGAAAAGTTACTTCATTCAAGTGATCTAATGTATCACGAATTTGCAGGTGAGTTGCTTCGCGATGGTGGAGTCAAGGGAAAGATCATCAAGTATTATCTTCCTCATATGAATAAGTTCATCAATAAGTTTCTATCGTCCATGGATTTCTTTGTACAGTTTCAACTGGATGAGGAATTCAATGAACAGATTAAATCTCGCTATCGTGATGATTTCAGTTACATGAATTTTAGCGAAGGTGAGAAAATGCGTATAGATCTGGCACTGTTGCTAGCATGGCGAGAGATCGCAAGACTCAAGAACAGCGTCAGTTGCAATCTCTTGATTCTAGATGAGGTGTTTGACTCCTCTTTAGACTCCGTTGGCATGGACGAACTTATGAAACTTTTAAAACTTATAAGCGACAAAGCGAATGTATATGTTATTAGTCACAAAGCAGATCAACTAGTTGATAAATTTTCAACCATTATTTCTGTTGAGAAAAAGAATAATTTTAGCAAGATCATATATAACTAAGACATGTCTAAAGTAGATACACTTAATTTTAGAGGAAAATTTCGTCAATATGATGTTGATGGTCATCCTTATATTTATTTTATAGGGGATTCTGTTGAACACAATTCTCAAATTTATGTTGCTGTAAAGGTAACATCCACTAAAATTCCAGGAACACAGGAAGGTTCAGCATATTGGAAAGAAACTGGAGGAAATTTTGGTTTCTTTATTCAAGAACAATTACCAAAAAATGCTGAAGTTGGAGATAGATGGTATATTCCGTCTACAGCAATAATGTACACTTATGTTAAAGAAAGAAATAATGCTTTTTGGGTTGAATTATGATTAAAACATGGTATAATAGGACAAGTTATGAATAACATCAATACGGGGCGTAATGAATTTAAAGAAAAGCCAAAACCGCCTAAACAATTAAAATCTATTTCCCGTAAGGAAAAAGATTCAGAGAAGAATAGATCAAAACAACAACTGAAAAATTATGTCCAAAGCAACTTTGAGGACGATAATTTTGAAGATAACTTTATGAGGTAAATTATGAGCACTGTGACTTTTTCGAAAAATACCCTAACAATTCTTAAGAACTTCTCAAGCCTAAATTCCAATATTCTAGTAAAACCAGGAAATGTGATCAAGACGATTACACCATCCAAGACAGGTATGGCAGTCGCTACCATTGAAGAAACCTTTGATGTTGAGTTCGGCATCTGGGATCTCAATAAGTTTCTTGGTGTAGTCAGTCTCTTCAATAATCCAACATTCAACTTTGGAGATAAGAGCGTCAAGATCAAGAATGGTGGAGATTCTGTAGTCAATTATTACTACTCAGAACCACGACTATTGACATGTCCTACAAAGGATGTCAATATGCCAGAAATCAATGTGAGTATTATTCTCACCGAAAAGAACTTCAACGAACTTCAGAAAGCAGCATCGGTGATGCAACTTCCTGATATGTCGTTTAAGTCTGACGATGGTGACATTGTTGCTATGGTTTCTGATCTTGGAGATCCTACCAGTAATTCATATAAGGTAGTTTCTGGGACGAAATACAATGGTCCAGAATTCTTGTTTAACTTTAAGATGGAGAATATCAAGATTCTTCCTGGAGATTATAAGATTAACTTTGCCAAGAATGTAGTTGGTGAATTCATTCACCAGTCTATTCCTGTCAAGTACTGGTATGCGATGGAAGCAAATACCTCTAACTATGGATCTTAATAATGAAACCAGAAAATTTTCTGTGGGTTGAAAAGTATCGTCCGCAGACCATTGAAGATTGCGTCCTCTCCATGTCGCTGAAGTCTACCTTCAGCGACATGGTTGCTAAAGGAGAACCTCAGAATTTACTCTTCTCTGGTACTGCTGGTGTTGGTAAGACCACGGTTGCCAAAGCACTCTGTAATGAGATGGGGTGTGATTGGATTATCATCAATTGCTCCGAGGAAGGAAACATTGACACACTGCGAACAAAGATTCGTCAGTTTGCCAGCACGGTATCTTTGATTGGTGATACAAAGAAGGTGGTCATTCTAGATGAGTTTGATTATTCAAATGCTAATAGCATTCAACCTGCTTTGCGAGGTGCTATTGAAGAATTTGCAAATAATTGCAGGTTTATCCTTACTTGTAACTATAAATCAAGAATTATTGAACCTATTCACTCTCGTTGCACTTGTATTGACTTCGTACTTGCTGCCTCCGAAAAACCAACCATTGCCGCAAAGATGATGGAACGGTGTTCATATATTCTTAACCAAGAAGGTGTTAAGGCAGACAAGAAGGTTCTTGGTCAATTGATCATGAAGCACTTTCCCGATATGCGTAGAATTCTAAATGAATTGCAACGGTACGGAGTGTCTGGTACGATTGATGTGGGAATTCTTTCTTCTATCGCAGAGGTAGAGATTAAGAACTTGATGGCTGCACTTCGCAACAAGGATTTTGTTACGGTTCGTCGTTGGGCAGCACTCAATGCTGAAACCTCTCCCCAAGAGATCTATAGGAAAATCTACGATGCCCTTGGTGACCATATGGAGAATCAGACCATTCCAGAGGCGATCTTGATAATCGCAGAGGCACAGTACCGCTCTGCGTTTGTTGCCGATCAAGAGATCAATCTTGTAGCGTGTCTAGTCCAGTTGATGATGTCTTGCGCTTTCAAATAATATGCTTTCCGATATCCTAAACTCAATCAATCAGACCAAGGAAAATCTCCTATCCAAAGACCCCCGTCTGGAGAAAGATTATGTTCCCTTTGTTATCAATAAATGCTTTTCGTATTTTCCCGATACCATCTTTTATGCCAATAGAATGAATCAGTCTGCATTCTTAGATAAAAAGATGCAATATGACTATTATATTCACTCAATATCCAAGCGTAAGCGTTTTTCCAAGTGGATCAAATCCGAGGAAAGCAAGGATTTAGAGGTGATCAAGGAAGTCTATGGGTACTCAGATGCCCGTGCTAGAGAGGTAATTGACTTGCTTCCTATGGACAAATTACGCGAATTAATACAAAAAGGTGGTCAAAAACGGTAAAACCCTAAATATTTTCTATAATATGGAGCATTATTATGGAAGATATTTTTGAGGGATTGGGCGTGGAGATAACATTGAAAAGTGAAGAAGATTTCCTTAAAGTTAAGGAAACTCTCACTAGAATCGGTGTATCTTCTAAAACTGAAAAGAAATTATATCAATCGTGTCATATACTACACAAGCGAGGTAGATATGCTATCATACATTTTAAAGAAATGTTTGTTCTTGATGGTCTTGACTCTGATATATCAGAAGACGATCTTGGGCGAAGAAATACAATAGTTAAATTGCTGGTAGAATGGGAATTGGTGAATGTGCTAGATCCAAAACAGTATGAGCAACCACAACTTTCTCTTGCTAGATTGAAGATCATTCCACATAAAGAAAAGAAAGAATGGACTTTGATTCCGAAGTATCACATCGGTAAGTGACATATATAAGTGTGGAGATTTTATATTATGAAAAAAATGCAAGCAATTGGTGCTGGATTTTCAACAAATTATTCTGGATGCTCAGACTATAAACCACAAAAATTCGATTGGTCTTCATCAGATGAACCAATCAAGGTCTTTATAGATTCTGCTATAATATCTGGAATGGGGTATATCAAAAAACCAGGAGAGAGGAAAATAGCATGGATTGCAGAATCCCGTGCTATTTTTCATGCATGGTATGTTCCAGTTGATGTTTGGGAACAAAACATTGTTCAAATTGCTGCTGCATATGATGTGATCTTTGTATCTGATAAGCAATGGCTTGAAAAAGCATCAAATATTAAATTCTGTCTTGCAGGAAGCAATCTTCCTTGGATCAAGAATCAAGATATCTTCTCAAAATCTAAATTAGTATCATTGATTGCTTCTGAAAAGACAACGACTTTTGGACACCAACTTAGACATTTGACTGCGGAAAGATTCAAAGATTCTTTAGACCTCTATGGTGGAGTAATGGGATCTAAAAAATTAAGTCCAGGAATACCATGGGGCGATAAATCAGAAGCACTTAATGATTACATGTTCTCCATTACTATTGAAAATGATAAGTATGAAACCTACTACACCGAGAAGTTAACTGATTGTTTTGCTACGGGAACAATACCAGTATATTGGGGAGCTCCTAACATTGGAGACATCTTCAACAAAGATGGAATTATACAATTAACTTCAGATTTTGATCCACGAATGTTAACAAAAGAACTATATGAAAGTAAAATTGATGCGGTAAGAGATAACTTTAATCGTGTTAAAGAACTCGTCAATGCCGATGATCAATTATTTGACTTAATCAATGAAAACTGAAATTGTATCCTTTTATTGTGATATAGATGATCGTACATACTATAGCGATCACGCGCGTCGTCTGAGAATTAATTGCAATGAGAATAATATTCCACACGATATTCGCGAATTACCTTCGCGTGGCGAATACCGTTTAAATTGTCTTGCTAAACCAAGATTTATTCTTTCTGTGTTAGAAGAAAAGAAACGACCATTTGTGTGGATGGATGTGGATTCTTTGATTCATGCTGAACTTTCTATATTTGATACACTGAAAGACAACTGCGATATGGCATTTGCATATCAAGGCAATCCTCCAGATGTGAATCCCAATTTGCCCAAAGCATCACCAATTTATATAAATTATACAGAAAATACCATACAGTGTTTAACTTACTGGGTTGAACGATGTGAATTTAATGAAATGAATTTGGGTGTGAAATTATTTGATCATGAAGTTTTGATGAGTGAAGTTCTTCCTGAATTTTTATCCAAGATGCGAATTGGTATGCTTGGACATCCATATGCCATATGGCCTGGAAGATTATTCCCAGAAGGTGTTAAACCCATGATAACTATGGGTATCGCAGATGGAAAATCCAAAGAAAATTCATTGAGAGAAATGGGACTCAATGATGCAGTTGTAAAATTTAATTTAGTAGGAAACACCAAAGGATGACAAATATTATGGAACATTATTTTTATAAAATTGATGGATGGTTCAACTAAAAAAATGAGAATTTAAAATGCATTTTGTATCTTATTATTATGATAAACACCCAGAAGTATCGTCTTATTACACAGACTGTTCAATTAGATTAGAAAAACAACTCGCAACTTGTGGGTATAAGTATTCGTTTGATTATATAGATTTTGATGGGTTGGGTTTAGATTCTAGTTATCTAAAATTAAATATGATTAAACCATCTTTTTTATTGAAAAAGATGAAAGAATTAAATGATTCTGTTGTGTGGATTGATGCTGATTGCGTTGTCCAACAAAAGTTAGATGAATTTGAAAATCTAGATGCAGAATACGATATTGCAGTTTGCATAAGACACCACGACGGAATCACTCCACATGCTGGTTTCATTTATTTCAATAATACTAAAAATTCAATTCAATTTCTAGAGGAATGGCAAACAATAAATGAAATAAAAGGAAAAGATCCAAATTATCTCTGTTCTGAACATTGTACCTTGATTGATTTGTATCAAAGTACAAATATTCCTTTGCGCAAGAAAGAACTAATAAATTATGCTGGATCTGGAGCATATCATATGGCAAATATGATTCCACGGTATAAAGTTTGGATTGGTATTAGTCCTGCTGCTTGGGAATACGAAAAAACAAGAGAACATCAATGATAACAGTAAGGTGTCCCGTGCGCATTTCTTTTGTTGGTGGTGGGAGCGATTTGGATGTCTATTTAAATAGACACAACGCAGGTTCTGTTATATCGTTTACTCCAGATTTATATACCTATGTTTCTATTTACAAAGATGTTCTTGGTAGAAATAATCTAGATAAAAAATACATTGTAAACTATTCAATTCGTGAGGAAGTAAACAGAATTGATCAAATTCAAAATGATCTTGTTCGTCTTTGTTTAAAAGAAAACAATACAAAACCATGTTCGGTGCATTTAACCAGTGATATATTTTCACATGGATCTGGATTGGCAGTATCGTCTTCCTATTCTTGTGCTCTAACATATGCATTGAATGAATTCAAAAATACAGAGATCAGCGAAATAGAATGTGGCAGACAAGCACATGATTTAGAAAAACAAATAAATCCATTGTTGGGTATGCAAGATATTTTTGGATGTTGTGTTGGTGGATTCAAGAAGATAGAATTCGTAAAGGGTGAGGATTATCCAAAGTATACATTTTTACCAACAGAAATATTTAATCATTTTGACATGTATCTTTACTATACTGGAATAACTCGCAGTTCTACTGAAGTGCTAAAGAGTGTAGTATGTCCAGAAGAAGATGTATTGAATCCTTTGGTTGGTGAAGCAGAGAAGATGATTTTGACTCAAAATTATTATGGATTTATGGATCTTATTCGCATTGGGTGGCAAGAAAAGAAGAAAATGTCTAAAGGTGCAATGACCAATAAATTGTTGGTTGAATTGGACACCTGGATTTCTTCCCTACATAATTGTGTAGCAAGTAAACTGTGTGGTGCTGGTAATGGTGGATTCTTTCTTGTGTTCTTTGAAAAAGGAACGGAAGTTCCTGATGGATTTAGAAAAATATCCATAAGCAAAAGTGGAGTAAGGCGTTTAATATGACTAGCAGTACTTTTTTAAAATCAATTCGTGATGCTATTGATTCCATAAAACTTAATCAAGTATACGATCTTTCCGACATCGTGACTAATACGAAGGGTAAGATTATAATATTGGGTAATGGTGGAAGCAATGCAATCGCAGCGCATATTGCTGAAGATTATACCAAGGCATTAAAGAAACCAACATTGTGTTTTTCTGATGCCCCAAGACTCACCTGCTATGCAAATGACTATGGATATGATAATGCCTTCAAACAATATCTTGTCGAGTTTGCAGAGCATAATGGTCTGGTTATATTGATAAGTTCTTCTGGAAATTCTGCTAACATAGTTAACTGTGCCAACTATTGCATCGTACAATCTATACCTTTTATATCTTTGACTGGATTCTCCGAAAACAATAAATTGAAGACTTTGTCATCAGATAAAGCATTAATAAATTTTTGGATTAATAATAGTAATTACGGTGTAGTTGAATGTGTGCATGAGATATTTTTACATTCAATAATTTAAGGTGATATATGATTTATTGTTTTGATCTTGACGGGACTCTTTGTGAGTCTGTGACTGATGGCAACTACAGAAATGCCAAACCATTAACTAAAGCAATTGAAAAGGTAAACTCTCTTTTCGATAAAGGTAACACAATTCTAATTTTTACAGGAAGAGGATCTTCCAGTGGTATTGATTGGACTGCTGTCACCGCAGAACAATTGCAATCGTGGGGATTGAAGCATCATAAACTGATAATGAATGTCAAACCAACCTATGATGTTGTGATTGACGATAAGGCGATAAATGCATTGGAGTGGAGAATTCGCAACTGTGGTGTTCGCGGTGTTCTTGCTGGAGCATTTGATCTTATACATCCTGGATATTGCAGGATGTTTAAATTTGCAAAAGAAAATTGTGATCATTTGACGGTTTTATTACACGAAGATCCTTCAGTGGAAAGATCAAAGATGAAACTAGTACACACTCTTGCTGAAAGAATAGAAATACTTTCATCTATAAAATATATTGATAAAATAAAAACATATAAGACCGAAAGCGAATTGTATGATTTACTCAAGGTCGGTGAATATGACAGAAGATTCATAGGTGATGACTATGAAGGAAAATCATATACAGCAGATCATTTAAACATCTCGGTGATGTTTGTATCCAGAAATCATGGATATTCTACTACTGGATTGAAGAGACAAATAACAGAACTTTTTACAGATTGGAAATCGAATCGTGATTAAAGTAACAACAAATAAAAATATTGCAACAGACAGTCTAGATCATTTGTATCCATTTGGAGTCGTTCGCGACAACAATAGTAACATCCATTATATTAAAGAAGTAAAGAAGCATTTTAATGATTCCAAGATGAATGCCATGGATCTTGGTTGTGCTGGTGGGCAGATAATTGTCGATCATCATTTGTTGGGTGATCTTGCTGTTGGATTGGAGGGAAGCAGTAATGTTTTCCGTGGTACGGGAAAACACAACTGGGAGATTTTGTTCAATCAAAATTTATTTCTTTGTGATATCACTGAACCATACTCTGTAGATGATGAAACTGGACATCTGTTATTTGATTACATTCAAATGTGGGAAGTGCTTGAGCATATTCCCGAAGAAAAACTACCTATGCTCTTTGAAAACATCAAGAAGCATTTGAAGGATACTGGTATTTTCTGTGGAAGTGTTGCAACCCATGTTTGTCCATCAGGAACTCATGTTTCCATATTCCCAAAAACCAAATGGGCAGAACTGTTCAAGAACCATGGAATGGAGATGGGTGAATATATCTTTACCCATCTGCCTCGTCCAGTTAGCGAAGGCGATCTAGGATTTGTATTCACAGCAAGGTTGATTAAATGAAAGTACTTGTAACTGGTGGGTCTGGATTCATTGGAAGTCATCTAATTGATTATCTTGTAGACAACAATTATGAAGTCATTAATGTTGATGATTGTTCTGCAAATAATGAACAATTTTATTTTAATAAAAAAGCAAAAAACTATAAATTTAATGTCACTAATACCAAAAGATTGATGGAAGTGTCAGGGGGGTGTTCATTTGTATTTCATCTCGCAGCAGAATCACGACTTCAATTGGCAACACAAAATCCTAAGAAAGCACTTGATACAAATGTTGGTGGGACTCTTTCGGTTTTGGAATGTTGTAGGGAACACGGAATGGGAATAATTTTCTCATCAACTTCTTCCGTGTATGGTCTTACAAATATATTACCGATAACCGAAGACCATAAGGAAGATTGTCTCAATCCATATGCTTCTACAAAATACGCAGCAGAATTATTGATAAGAAATTTTAATACCTTATATGGTGTTCCAGGAACAATATTGCGTTATTTTAATGTATTTGGTGAGCGAGCACCATGCACTGGACAATATGCTTTGGTTACTGGTATATTTTTAAATCAACGGAAATCAAATACACCACTGACAGTGGTGGGTGACGGAACACAAAAAAGAGATTTTATTTATGTTAAGGATGTTGTTCACGCCAACTTTTTATCAATGACTTTGCAGTCTGAGTTTCCCGAGATAGCAACTGCTACCCCATTTAATATTGGTTCTTCTACTGAAATTTCGGTAATAGATCTTGCAAAAACAATATCATCTGATATAATTTTTGTTTCAAAACGAAAAAGTGAAGTATTGAACAATCTTTGCAACAATAAGAAGTTTTCAATAAAAACTGGATGGAGTCCAACAGTTTCCATATTGGATTGGGTTAGGAGTCAATTATAATGTTGCAAAAGTATATTCCGAATACGATATTATCTTGTATTAATTACTGCATTCGCTGTGATTACTATATCATGCGACCTGATGCGGCAAGGTATGGATATACATCCAATCTAGATTTATCCAATTTGAAGAATGGTATGAAAATATACTGTTGGACTAGGGCTGCTAATCAGCTATTCACTATGATAGAATCTACCTCCTTAAAAGATCTAATCATTATAACAGGAGATGACGATAATCTCACCGATCCAAATGGAACTACAGTATTTAATGATCATTTAAATGTGTTTTATGCTGTTCCAAAATTTATGCCAAAGAATTTTAAAAAATGGTATTCGCAAAATGCAGAAGTAGCAAATAATACAATGATACCAATTCCTATTGGAGTCCCACCCCCTTGGGGTAGGGGAGTAACCAATGCTTCATCGTTGGCGGATGTTGTAGTTGATGTTCCTAGAACAAAATTAATGTATGCTAATTTCCAATTAGGAACAAATATACACAAAAGACCTCAAATACTCAACATAATTAGTAACAATTTGGGCAACCAATGTACTGTTGCAAATTATTCAGAAGAAAACTCACAATTAAAATCTGGATATTTTAGAGAAATTCAGGAACATCATTATGTTTTGTCTCCACCAGGAAATAGCAAAGAGTCTCATAGAATGTGGGAATCTTTGTATTTGGGTGCAATACCAGTAGTTGAGGATAATGCCTCAAATAGATACTTTGCTCAATTTTTTCCAATTCTTGTTGTTGAGCGATGGTGTGATATTACAGAAGAATTATTGAAAAGCAAACTTGATTATTTTCAATCAAAAGACTGGCGTTATGATCTTCTAGATACAGATAATTTATTTAAGGAATATGGTTTACAATGAATATTAATATAGGACATGTAGCGTATTATAATTTTTTTGGTAATGGCGATTTGCATTACAGCAGAGAGTTTGTAAAATATTTTTGTCAAAAATTGCCATTTACCTCAACCTACACGCATATTAGATGTCCATATCTTCTTAGAGACTTACCTTTGACATTTTTGCAAAACTTGCCTACAACTCAAACAAACCCAAGTTCTATAGGAGTTTACTTTGAAGATCCTGTATTGATGTTTGGAACCTGGATTGGACAGGCTCACCATAAATGGTTGCAACCAGATGGATGTACTATTAAAACTAATTATAATATGTTTAAAGACTTTGCAAATATATTGGGATTGGAATTATTAGATGAATTGCAATATATTCCATCCATAGATTATAGCAAATATAATATTGAATCTATAAATTTAAGAAAAGATAAAAATATATTAATTTGTAATGGTCCTGTTATTTCTGGACAAGCAAGAAACTTTGATTTCGTTCCAATCATTGAATCTCTTGCGCAAAAACATCCATCATGTATATTCTATATTACACAACCATTTCAAACCAATCTCACTAATATTATAGATGCAAACTCATTAATTGCAGACAAAACAAAATCAAATTTAAATGAAATTTCTTATATATCTCTTTTCTGTGATATAATTGTTGGTAGAGGTAGTGGTCCGTTTTGCTTCACACATGTCCCAGAGAATTTATATAATAAAGATAAAACATATATTGTGTTTGGTTCTTCAGAAAAAGAAGTCAATTGGATTACTTTAACAGATTACAATTTACCTGAACATGCTAAACAACTATGGCATACTAGTGATTATGGATGCGAGCAAAATGTATTCGTTATGATTGATGAGGAAATTAATGCAAAATTTGGTAGTAGGTGATACATCTCAGTTAGCAAGATATTTTCCTGATTCTTTTGTAAAAATTTCTTCAAGAAATATTGATTATGAATATATTCAAAGTCAGAAATGGAATTGTGTTTATATTTGCTTTGCCGAACAAAGAACATTTCTTGCAGATAATAAAATTGATAATGAGTTTAACAATATTAATTTTTGTTTAGTCAAGCAGGTTATTGATAATTTAAAAGCAAATAGGATAATTTATTATTCTACTGCGGAATTGTGGAATGACCTCAATGGTCCTGTTGATGTCACTACACCATTCCAGTTCAACCCAAATAGTTATACGATATCCAAATACAATATCACGATGGAATTGTTGAACAAAAAAAAGTATTCAAATGTTTCCATAGTGTATCCTTTCAATTTCAATTCAATTTATAGAAAGAGTGGATATCTTTTTTCTAAGATTTTTCAATCCATACTAGAAGAAATTCCGATTACTATAGGCGATACTAATTATTATAGAGATATTGTTCATCCAGAAATGGTAGTTGATTGTACATTAAAACATGATATAATTGGAGAAGATTTTATAGTTGGTTCTGGACGATTGTCTCATGTCAATGATATTATTGTAGATCTGTATACAAAAATGGGTATGGATTATAAAAAGTATGTCACCGTAAACATAGAGAATTTTTCACATTATAGAAATAGAATGTTTTACAACACATTTGATGTCCCTGAATACAGAATAGAAAGTGTTATAAATAAGACTGTAACTGAATTGTTATCCGTGAAAGGATTTATAAAATGAATATATCAAATTCAATTGAAGAATTTATTAAACAAAAAATAAATGAAACTTTGTCTGCTGGAAATATTCCAGAACTTCCAGACAATCTAATAGTAACCGATAATATAGCAGAAGTTATAGAAAAACTATGCATCCTTCACATAAGAACTTGGTTCTTAGAGGATATGGTTGGTGTTGCTAAAACAGATGAAGAGGTCGCAACACTAAAGAGAAAAATTGATATTTGCTTCAAGCAAAAACGACCGCAGTACATTCAAGCAATAAATCGTATGCTCGATGATGCAATTGTGACTGGTAGAAAACTAACTGAAGACTCTGTGAAAATCTACAAGGGCAACTAATGAATTTACCGATCACTTTAGTAAAAGATACGATAGATCGTAATGATATTGCTCAGTTGATATCTTGGTTGGGGGAAAATCCAAGACTCACAAAAGGAACAAAAACAATTGAATTTGAGCAGCAGTGGAGTAATTGGTTAGGTTGTAAGTATTCGGTATTTGTCAATTCTGGATCTTCAGCAAATCTTGCCATATTCTATGGACTTATTCTTTCTGGAAGATTGAAAAATAAAAAGATTGTATTCCCCTGCGTTTCTTGGGTTACCACAGTTGCTCCTGCTATTCAATTGGGACTTGAACCAATTCTTTGTGAGACTGATCCAAATAATTTGGGAATAGATACAAATCAGTTAGAAAAGATATGCCAAGAGCAGAATCCAGCAGCAGTAATGATTGTTCACGCACTGGCATTTCCAAACGACATGAAATGTATTAGAGAAATTTGTGAAAAATATGATGTAATCTTACTGGAAGATTCTTGCGAGAGTGTGGGAACTACTGTTGGGGGTAAGAAGACAGGAACCTTTGGATTAGCATCTTCATTCAGTACATACTATGGTCATCATTTTTCAACCATAGAGGGTGGATTCATCTGCACAGATGATCAGGAATTATATAATATTTTCAAGAGTATTAGATCCCATGGATGGTCGAGAGATCTGGATGAAGTTGCTCGTAGAGATCTACAATTAAAGTACGATGTGGATGATTTTAGAAATTTGTATACTTTTTATCATCCTGGATTCAATTTAAGATCAACGGATCTACAGGCAGTTATCGGAATTAATCAACTTAAAAAATTAGATGGTTTCTGTAATTCAAGATATGCTAACTTAAAAATATATGATAAGTTAATCAATAATGATTATTGGAAAATTGATATTAGTCAATTTGAATTTGTTTCTAATTTTGCATATCCAATAATTCATCCTAATTCATCAAAGATCGCGGAAACCCTTACAGAAAATCAAGTCGAATGCCGTCCATTGATTGCTGGAAGTATATCAAGACAGCCTTTCTTTTATGAAAGATATGGAAAACAGACATTCACATTTTCAGATAAAATTCACGATTATGGATTGTATCTACCAAACAATCCAGATATGACAGAAGAAGAAATAATTTTTATAGCAAATCTTGTAAACGATAGTATTTAAACATAAGGGAAAAAAATGGAACACATATACACAGAAACACAATTCGGCGAAAATTGGTTCACCTATCCAAATTTATATAGACAAATTGTAGAACAAGCAGGAGATAATCAACATTTTGTTGAAGTTGGATCTTGGAAAGGAAAATCTTCGGCATTTTTAGCAGTAGAGATTGCTAATAGCGGAAAAAATATAAAATTTGATTGTGTTGATACATGGGAAGGTGGTCCAGAACATGTTGATTTTGATACTTCTGCCCTTTATGATACATTCATCTCAAATATGAAACCTCTAGAAAAATACTATAACCCAATCAAAGCAACTTCAGTAGAGGCTGCTAAACTTTATGAAGATGAGAGTTTAGATTTTGTATTCATAGATGCATGTCATCAATACGAATGTGTTGTTGAAGATATTCGTGCTTGGTATCCAAAGGTTAAGAAGAATGGAATAATATCAGGTCACGATTATAATGATTCATGGCCAGGTGTTGTTAGAGCAGTTAATGAAAATATCAAGGGATCTATTTATACTGGCGAACTTTGTTGGATGCACAGGAAAGAATGAGTGACATATATGGAATGTGATAATATTTTAGTTACTGATGGAAGATGTATTAAAAATAACAATTGATATGTTTGTAAGGAATTTTAATAATGTCAAAAAATAAAGTAGCGTTAATTACTGGTGTTTCGGGTCAAGATGGTTCATATCTTGCAGACTTACTATTGTCCAAGGGATATGTTGTGCATGGAATTATTCGCAGATCTTCATCATTCAACACAGCTCGTGTTGAGCATTTAATTCAAAATTCAGAAGTATATAATAAGACATTCCATCTTCATTATGGAGATTTGACTGATTATAACAGTGTTGAAAAATTGATTAATACATATCATCCAGATGAAGTGTATAATCTTGGAGCTCAAAGTCATGTTAAGGTTTCATTTGATATCCCAATATATACTGGTGAAACTGTAGGAATTGGGACTCTTAATGTTCTAGAAGCGATAAAACTATATGAACACAATACTGGTAATAAAATTAGATATTATCAGGCAAGTAGTTCAGAAATGTTTGGTAAGGTACAGGAAGTGCCACAAAAAGAGAATACTCCATTCTGGCCTAGATCTCCGTATGGGTGTGCAAAAGTTTATGCACATTGGTTGACTATAAACTATAGAGAATCCTATGGCATTCATGCCTCTTCTGGTATCTTATTTAATCATGAAAGTCCAAGAAGAGGAGAAACATTTGTAACTCGTAAGATTACCCGAGCGGTTGGTAGAATATATCATGGACTTCAAAAGAAACTCTATCTGGGTAATCTTGATGCACTACGAGACTGGGGATTTGCGGGAGATTATGTTGAAGGAATGTGGTTGATGCTTCAGCAAGAAACTCCAGATGACTATGTGATTGCAACTGGAAAGATGATCACTGTTCGTGAATTCTGTGAGAAGGCATTTGCAAGATATAGTATGAATTACCTAGATTATGTTGAAGTTGATGAACGATATTATCGTCCAGCAGAAGTTGATCAACTTCTTGGAGATTCAACAAAGGCAAAAGAGAAATTAGGATGGGAACCAAAGATTACTATAGATGAACTCATCAATATGATGGCAGATCATGATTTTAATCTGGCAAGACGAGATTTCATGCTGCATGTTCATGATAACAAACTCAATCCTGTTCTCTGATATACATAACTAAAAGGTATTAATTATGAAACCAAAAATTGCACTATCTATGATCGTTAAGAATGAATCTCATATTATTCATGAGTGTTTGAATTCTATTTACAAGTACATTGATTACTGGATTGTTTCCGATACTGGATCCACCGATGGGACTCAGGATATCATTAAGAACTTCTTTGCAGAAAAAGGAATTCCTGGCGAAATTCATCAAGATGAGTGGAAGAACTTTGGTCACAATAGAACTCAGGCACTTCGCCATTGTGATGGTAAGTGTGATTATATCTGGATGATTGATGCGGATGACTGCATAGAAGGTGATTTTAAATTTCCACCAGAAATGACCGCAGATGGATATGTGATTCGCATGGGTCGCGAAGATTTCTCTTGGTGGAGAACTCAAATTTTCCGAATGGATGCCAAGTGGGAATACAAAGGTGTTCTTCACGAATATCCAGCATGTGCTAAAGAACAACCAATGCTTACAAAGATTGAAGGAAAGTATAATCTTAATGCACGAACTCTTGGTGCAAGAAATGTTGGAATTACTCCAGTAGAAAAATACAAGAGAGATGCCGATATGCTTGAAATTGCAATGGTGGATGAACCAACCAACACTAGGTATCAATTCTATCTTGCACAATCGTATTTTGATTCTCAGCAATGGGAAAAGTCTGAGGCGGCGTATAAGAAGCGTGCTGAAATGGGTGGATGGGCAGAGGAAGTTTATTACGCACTTTATCGGGTTGCTGTATGTCGCGCAATGATGGATAGACCGTGGCCTGAGATTCAAGCATCATTCCTTGATGCATATAATTACCGTCCAATTCGTTCTGAACCATTAGTTCATATTTCTCAGGTTCTTCGTCAAAAGTATAATCAACCAGCTGCCGCATTTGTATTTGCACGAATGGCAGCAGAAATGCCACTACCTCAAGGTGAGATTCTATTTGTTCCTGATGCCATTTATAACTTTGTGGCATTAGATGAACTGGGAGCAACAGCATTCGCTGCTGGTAGACCAGAACTCGGATTTCTTGCATGTAAGAAACTATTGGAAGAAAATAGACTACCAAAGGGTGAAATTGATAGAGTTCAACAAAATTATAATCAATATAAAACAATTCTTGAACAAATAGATCAACAACGAAAACAATACGAAGCACACATACAAAAAACACAACCAGTTCCTGAAATTAAATCCCAAAAATTTAAGGAACGAAAGAAACAAAAAGTCAAATAATTTTGTATAAATAGTGCTATAGTAAACTATGGCATTTCCAATAAATCCAATTTCAGGAACCACACACGGCGTTAATAGTCGTGTGTGGTCATATAATGGCATCGCATGGGATAGACTAGATTTAGGAACTAGCACAGGGGGTTCTGGTGGTATTAGTGGTCCTTATGTAATATCCATAAATGGATTCATTGGTGGGGTCACGCTCTCAGCGGGGTCTGGTATCACTCTAAGTGGTACTGGTGGAATTATAACAATTGCCACTACTGGTACTGCTGGTCAAGGACCAATATTCTATTATCAATCTGCTGCTCCGACTTCTGGTATAACTACTGGCGACAGGTGGATGGATTCTGACACAGGAATTGAATTTGTATACATCAACGATGGTGATTCTCCACAATGGGTTCAACCATTAAATGCTGGAACAGTGGGACCAGCAGGTGTAACTGGTGCAGCAGGTGCAACAGGTGAACAAGGCATCACAGGTGCAACAGGATCTCAAGGCATCACAGGTGTCACGGGTGCAACAGGATCACAGGGTGCAACAGGATCACAGGGTGCAACAGGATCACAGGGTGCAACAGGATCACAGGGTGCAACAGGATCACAGGGTGCAACAGGATCACAGGGTGCAACAGGATCACAGGGTGCAACAGGATCACAG